GTCGGTCACTACAATCCGTTCGTGAAGTAAAAGGATATTCTCGTCAAGAGGGTCAAAGTCGTCAATCGGCAGGACATACGAGACGATTTCAAGCTCCCGAGTCGAAATGGAACCTGGAGGGCGTTGGATGTCGGCCAACAGCCGCGCGATGACTACGGTTGATTTTATCTCAAAGCGCCAATGTAAATGTCCGGCGTGATTGACGGCCGGAATGAAATCGCTATCCCATCCACAACTGGTGCTTGAAAGCGGAAATGGATTGACCAAATCAATATCACCGTTGAGGGCATCGATTTCCACGGCGTCGGCAACGTGGTTGAAATCCGCAATCTGATCGCCGCTGAAACTGAAATCATCCGCCGTCAGGCTGTAAACTCTAGCCGTGTTCTTTTTGCTCTGGCAATTGGCCAAATCCGGGCCGGAACCGATCCTCGCGCCCAGCGGACTCTCCGTGAACGCGCCCAATTCCGATTCGTCGAAACTGTCCAGATTCTCGGCCATCTATGGAGACACCTTCGCCCAAGCCCTTCCGTCGGTGTTAATGTCCTGCCAGTTCACCCCCGACACGCCCGACCCATCGATCACCCACGCCGCGAATACCACATCCCCCGTGACATACTGCGGAATCACCTTTTGTTCCTCAGTCGTCGCGCCCAATGTCGCTTCCCGCAGCGTTGTGCTTGCGCCGAAATTATACACGATCCCGTTGTGGACCTGCCCGTCGAACGGAGTCAGCCGCAACAAGTACGGCTTGGCAATGACAATCGCGTTTCCATCCTGGTCCGTCACGTCCAGGGTATCCTCGTCCACTCCGGTCAGCGTGCATTGCCGCATGATCGTCAGCGCGGGTTGCGTGAACCAGAACGTATCTCCCGTTCTCCGCACGTCCACCCACGTCCCCGGCCTAATCTTCCAGCTATCTTCCGCGCCCAGGCAAACCACGTCTTCAAGCTGGATCGTGGCGGCCACGAACGGGCCATCCGCATAATAGTCCACCGTGTAAGTCGTCCCGGAACCGCCGTCAATCCGGCCTGGAACGCTCTCGCCCTTCCGCTCCTCGGGGCCAGTCTCCGTCCCGCCGCTACCCGGAAACGTGAATCCCGGCGGAGCATACACGAACGTCGCGCCGTCAGGGTCACCCTTCCCCTCGTTGATCGTGAATGGGGTCGCCTGCGAATAGTCGTTGTTGAGCGCCAGATCCGAGGTGTGCTGAATGCCGCCGATTTCAATGTTCGTCTGCTCGTTCGGCCCCTTGATGGAAATGGTCGGACCTTCACCGTCGGTAAACTCGAACAGCGGTCCGGTGTATCCGTCGGCGCGCTGAAATTGGACGGGGTCATTGAGTTTGATCGGGCCGACCGTGGCCATGATCGCGTAGATTTCCTCCGCCAACTCTTGCACGCCGGTGTCTCTTGGGTCGCCGTACTCCAATTGACCGGTTTCGGAATTGATTCCAGTGGGAATGGAAAACTTGGCTCCCCAGTGATCCCGCATCAACCGCAGCACGCCGGGACTGAACAGGCTTCGCAAACTCATATCACGCTCATTTCCTCATGCCGTATAATCCAATCTGGTAGATGCGGACTCGATCCTTGTTCGCCACGCCGGAAATCTCGAAGTTAGCGAATCGGTCTCCCTCGACTTCCCGGCCGCGCCGATCCGACATCGAATGCGAAACGTAGCCGGTTTCTTTCGTGGTGTCGATCTCCAGATATGCGGAGCCTACCTCTGACGCCACTCCGTTTCCCTCGCTGCTCGTCCGCGTGTAGGCCATCAATTCCGGATTAGCCGTCTGGCTCTGAAAGACGCGGAGATGCATGTCGGACGGGGCCACTGTCGGCTCGAACAGCAATTCAATTCGCCGATTCTGGAGGCTGTCGCGCTGAAGCCATCGGTAATTTCCGGTGCGATAGGCATACTCCACTCCGCCAACCTGATACGTCGATGTTGTATTCGGACTAATCAACCACGGATCCTTGACGTTGATTGTGGTTCCCGACACGGAAATGATCCGCCGCCGTTGTCCCTTGCCCTTTCCTCCGGTGATCAATAGCGGGGCATTCACCAAGTCGCCGCCAAACGCAGCCGTGGTATCGGCAACCCACGTTGGTCCGGACGATGTCACCGTGCCGCGCACGGTGCCCGCGCCGGAATCCAATCCATCCAGCCTGCCGATTCCGCTGGCCAGAACTCGGCAATGGTCCGAGCCGAGGAACAACTGCGCCCGCCCGTCCATCTCGCCCACCGCCGCCGCGCCGATCGGCACGGGGTATTCCTCGACCCATAGCCTCCGGTAGCGGTAGGCATAGCAAATAGCGTGATGCGGCAAATAGTCTCCGTCCAGGCAGACGAAGAATTTCACCGTCTCGTACACCGGATCGTGCGCCGCATGAAACCAACGGCTTGCCCCCCAATTGATTTGGTAGGCTCCGTCCGGTTCACGCTCGAACATATCCTGAATCGGTTGGGAAATTTCCTGGTGCCCGTTTCCTTGGAATGCGTAAATCCCCTGCCGGTCGAGCAGGTAGGCGGCATCCTCGACCTGCACCCAACAACGCTGATTGAGCACGCCGCGCTTGGCGTCGGGAAACACAAATCCGTCCCGAAGCGGATCGACCTGGTAGCTCAACCGATAGATGCGTGATTCGGCTAACAGGTAAATCCACGAATCGAGCGACATCGCGCCCCGCAGATCACCGGAGCCTGGATTCTCCTGGATTGGCTGTTCGTGAGTCGGCAGCCAACTCTCCGGGAGGCCCGCCTCCGACCAGCGAATCGAACGCCGTTGCGTAATGTCGGCGCGAATTGAATAGTCGGTGTACAACTCAGTCGCCCCTTCGTAGGCGGCGGAGAGCGTCAGCGCCTGCGAAGCGATGTCAACGGAGGAAATCAAATAATAACGGCGGCCACCAGATACCCAAAGGTAACGACCAGAAAATTCCCCCGAAAATTCAGTGCCGATCCCGGTGACCGCCGTTGATCCATTTGTAACCGCCACGTTTCCGACATTGTACTCTTCATCAACCAGCGCGAACATCCTGTCAATGTGATGCGCGAACACCGACTTGTCGGACGGGGGAATCCCATGCCGAGAAAGGAGCAAGTCGTCTCCGGTATCGTCCGTCAACGCCGCACCCGAAACCAATTCCGCATCCGTTTTCGTTGATGAAAGGGACGTGGTCGAAAAAGTCGTGCTTTCGATGTCCAGAAATACCGTGTTCGGGTCTCCATGCCGCGTGCGAAACACCTGCCTGAACTGAATCTTCGGGTCATCAGTCACCGGGAGATTTGAATAATTGATTGTAGCGACGCCGCGATGCCAAGTTCCGGAACTACGGTAATCGGCGTTGCCGGATGAGCCATCCAAGGAAAATGTGTCGGCCGTGAGATTGGTTACGATCCATGTCCCATTAGCGCCCGTAAGCCCCTCGACCCCCTCGACGACGATTTTATCACCCGTTTGCAAGGAATGCGCGTTGGTGGTGATGACGATCGGAGCGGTGTTCGCGGCGGCCGTGATGGTCCGTTCGATTCCCTTGGCCTCGTACGCCGTTCCCACGGGCGAAAGATTCCCGACGTTGCCAAGCCTGTCGATGAACCGCGCGTAGCCATAGATCGTTCCGAAGATGTCGCCAACGCCGCTTCCGGTGACCGTGACGGCGGAGTCTGGCCCTTCCACTCCCGCCGGTTCCATCGACGTTGTGAGTCCGTCCCAGCGGAGCACGGGATCGATGCCGTTGGCCACGTAAAGGATGCCGTCCGGTGATTTGGCGAACGCGGGAGGCATTTTCGGAACCCTTTCATTTATCCGCGTTACCGCCGGTATCTTCCACCGGCTAGAATCGTAATCGTACTCCCGTTCGCCGTCTTGGACTGCTTCTCATCGACGTCCTGCGTGAAGTAGACCGTCTCCTCATGGCTGAACATGAAGTTACTCGTCGGGGCGGGGGAGTCGGGAGGCCCGACAGAGTCGCCAAATCCCAAATTGTCAACAACCAGGATATTATGAAAGTTTACACCGATTGTCACGGAATCGGCGAAACCGGCATTGGAAGACTGCGTCGCCGCGCTCAATGTCGTCGGACCCAGCGTGTCGGGTTCCGGAACGCTGTCCCCGAAGCCGAGATTTTCCGACTGCACGGCCATCTCGATAATCCGCCCGATTGTCACGTAATCGGCGAACCCCGCATTCTCGGAAATCACCGGGCGATTATAATCCACGGATAAGCTGTAGCTCGTGGATAATCCGGCGATGCCACTGGGAGGCGTGCCGCCCGACGGGGGGATGTCTGTATCCGGCGGTTCCCATGTCACCGTGAGCTTCGGCGTATTGGAAGACGCATGGTCGAAGTGCTCGACCTGCATGTCGCTTCCCGGCGCGGAACCGCTAATCAGAATCGCCAGCGCATTGCCGGACGCCCACCCGGCGCGGTTGACGATTTCCTGTACGACGCTGGTAATGTCGGGGCTGACGAACGAACCCGGCGCGCCAAGATTCGAACTCTCCCAATTCACGGTCGCGGTAGTAATCTGGCGGCTGCTGATGTCATTGGTAATCGCCTGAAACGCGGCCGCGTCGTCGTCGGCTTCCCCGTAAATATCGTGGTCGGGATCGTCCTTGGCGCTGTTGGTGAAATAGAGCGTCAGGACCGCCGAAGTAATCACCGACATGTTCGGAATGGTGACTCCGGGAAACCGGAACCCATGCCATTCCGAAGAGGAGACATTGGGATCGGTGGCCGTGATGACGACATTGGCGAGTGAGTCCTCCCAAGCGTCGTCACTGCTCGCGGCAACAAGGAAATCGGCCATGTGTCACCCCGCTGCCTTGACGGTATACGAGGTGACCTCCCAGGTATCGCTTGCCGAAAAGGACCGCGCCGTATTGAACAGCGCCGTACTCCATAGGATCCCCGTCGTGCCGCCCTTGGTCGCATTCGAGGCCAGGAAGATGCCCCGAATCGTCGAATTAACGGATGTCGCGAATGTCGTCACCGTGGACGTGGCGATCGCCGCGTTCGCCGCCGCCCCCATCGTCCAGGCCGGCCGCGTCTCGGAATCGTACTTGATGTTTTCCGTCCATCCGGCGTGAGAAGACATCGTATCCGCCGCCGCGATCGCGGAGTAGCCCGCGTTATCGATCAGGCCGAAGTACCAATCGGCGTTTTGGGTGAGGGCGCCGAAATAAGTCCCAAGGATATTCGTCAGTCCAGCGGTGGTAATACCGTTGCGGAGCATCTCCCGCCACTTGACGCGCCCCAGGGAGTCGCGGCAACTAATGAGATAAACACCCTTGAAATTGATTTCGGATTTCATCATTTGGTGTTCCGAGCCAATTTTATGCCTTGGGATTTTTCCCGGCGACAATCTGGCCGCTATCCAGTTGCATGACCAGATACCCGCCGTGCGGACGTTCGAACCACTCCATTCCGATCACCTGGCCGCTCACATTCCCGCCCGCCACGATGTCAAACACCAGCAACCGCATCCCCGCGACTCCGCCGATCACCCAGTCGTGGCGCACATAGTATTTCCCGGTGGCAAACGCCTTGGCAAGCGGGACGTGCGGATTAGAACCCAAAAACAAGCGGTAGTGAAACTGGCCGACATAGCGGGATTTGTTGACGGCGGGAATCGTCTTTCCGCTGATCAATTCCGTCCCCGTGTCATCGAACACGGTAATCGTTGGCACGGCATCCGGAGCGGTCGGTGTACCGCTGCCGTTCGCCGTCACGATGGAGAGCGGCAGGTGATAGCCCAATTGATGGCGGCCAAGATAACTCATGTCACGGAAAAAGTAGCGTAAAAGGAATGTGCCACTGTCGAAAATTCCCAGTCGGCGCGGACGAAATAAGTCACCCCGGACGCATAGCCGTTTCCCGACGTGATGGCGTGTGTAAAGTCATAAAGCCCGGTCTGCGCGGAAATGGAAGCCGTGGTCCCCGTACCGCCGGTCATCGCTCCCGACGGCCCGAAAATCGTGTATGTCGGCTGCGAATCGGCGTCTGTCGGCACACCCGCGTTAAGCGTCGGGACATGCCCGTACAGGTTGCCTCCAAGTTCCACGGAGCCGTAGTGGAGTCCGTCCATTGGAAATCTTCCTAGGGGAAATGTTCCTATTTTATTCCTCGAACGTCACGACGCGGTATCCGGCCCGGACATTCAGTTGGCCGGGCGTCGATGATTCCAAATTCGTTTGCTCCCGCGCGCCGCCGGCCGGCAAGTCGTGTACGTCCGACTGCTGTACGAGGCCGGGGAAGTCGCGGATTTCAAATCTGTTTTCGGCGGGTTCAGGCATTATTCGCTAAGCGTTCCATGTTCGAGAATTGTTTCGGTAATCCCGTATGGCCACGTCGTTCCGGTTGATCGAGAAATCCGGCTGACGCGATTATCGGTTTCCTTGGCGATAATCAGCGCCGTTCTCGCCTCGGACGCATAGTCCCGCTTGGTGTCGCTTACGCGCATGTGGGACACGAGGTTCTCGCATTGGCGGAAGTAGGCGTTTTGCATCGCGCCTTGCTCCATGTCAACCGGATCGGAAATGCGATACTTTACGCCGGAGAGCGTCTGGTCGGCGTTCTCGTCCAGTGTCGCCGCCGTTGCCGAAGCTACCGCCGTGATAATCCGTTCCATCGCGAAAGGATTGTCTCCCGCCATGTGCGTCGGAGCCGTCGTCGCCGAATCGGAGATCCGCACCACGGAGCCGATGTGCTTGTCCGCGAACTCCGTCCCCGTCCCGGTCAGCGTCGCCGCGCCGGTGGTAACCGCCACTGTCCCCGTGCTTTCCGCGTAAACTTTCAAATCGCGAGAACGCCGCTGATACAGGTATTCCAAAGTTCGCGCCGTGCTTGGCGCCGCCGAAAACACCACGCTCATCACGTTCTGATAGCTGGGGTCTCCCATAATCGTAAATTCGAATGGTTCCGACTGCGCGCCGAATACCGTCTGTGCGTGCAGCCATCTCTCAGGCGTCACGTACCGCACCGCGTATTTTCCGTCCTGGTCAATGAGCCGCGAGCACAGCTTGATGAAGTCCAGCGGCAACGGATAATGGTTGCGGTAGAGTGTGTACGCCGTCCCGGCCGCCACATCCGCGCCGGGATTGCTGTTGGGAGAAAGCGTGATCGTCGTCGTTGATTCGTAGGTCGCCACGTCGTAGGAGATTTCGCCGATCTTAAGTTTGCCCCGCGCCGCCCAAGTCGGCCACGTCCCCGCCGCGATCGTTACCAACCGCTCCGCCGCGCCGCCGGTGTGATCGTAAGTAATCGTCGATGACGTCTGCGACGCATCCGTCGTCAACAACCGCGAATTGATGAAGTACCGCCACGGATGCGCGTTGGCGATGTCCCGCAGCGCCTGAATGCAAGCCCGTTTCGCGTCTCTCACCGATGAGCCGGAAACCGACTGGCCCAAGAAATCAATGACATGGTCAACCGCTTCGTCGTATGTCAAAAGCATCAGCTATACTCTTTCAGCTATACTCTTGCGGCCTGGAACGATTTGAATCGGCGGCGACAACGATTGCCCTCTGGGAATCTTCTTCCGGAATCAAAACTCTGCGTGAATCCTCTTCAGGTGTCGAATGCGGCCGGTATGGCTGTGGAAAATCACTTGTTTCGGGAATGTACTCATCCGCGAAGCCTAGGTTGTCGATGATCGTGGGAATATGGTAATCGACCGACTTGGAAACCGATTCGCCAAATCCCAAATTCTCGACAACTGTCCTACCATGCGCCAATGACCGTGAAGCCGAATCGCCAAATCCCAGATTGTCAACAACCACCCGGTTGTAATCAACTTGCCGCTGCGCCGAGTCGGAAAATCCCAGATTGTCAACAACCACCCGGCCATGCGCCAGCGACCGCGAAACCGAATCCGACAGACCCAGATTGTCAACAATCAGCCTGCCATGCGCCAATGACCGCGAAACGGCATCCGACAGACCAAGATTCTCCGGAACCAAAATCTTCCGGTTCGGATCATGAATAAGCGGATCTTCAAAACCAAGATAATCGACAACGGTGATTTCGAAGATTGCCATTATGCGCTACCCGCTATGGGATACCCGCTAATGCACATTGCCACCCATCGTACGGATTCCCATTCTGCCCGGTCGGCTCCTTTTCCGAAACGGAATCCGCCTCTTTTTCCGGAACATCGTCTTCGTCTTCGATCAAAAACGGCTTAACGCCCGTGATTATCAGATTGTAGCCGAGATCAGGATCATCGTGATAATCCTTGATTTTCACGTCCACCAATCCAGCCATTTCGGCGAGTGCTTTTGCAACAGTAGGCGTGTAGCCGAAATAGTGCGTATTGAAATCCCGGGAGTAGCCGTGGGCCTCCTGCGCGCCGTACAAGACGTTCATGACATGCTCGTCGATGGTCGCTTCCGCGTGAATCTTCGCGGCCGCCCACGCCAGGTTGGGAACCACATGTTCCATCCGGCCCCCCGGCTTCAGAATGCGAAACATCTCATGCCACGTCTGTTCTTGCTCCCATCGCCCTATGTGTTCCAGGTGATGAGATGAAGCCACCATGTCGAAATTGTTGTCGGGAAAGTTCAGCGACCGCGTATCCATCGCGTAATCGGCCACTCCTTCGCGGATGTCCGTGGTGTAGGTCCGATAGCCGTCCCATTTGCGGCGCGTCGCTCCAGCGCCAATGTCCAGCGCCTTATTTTCCTCCTTGTATTGAGCGTCATTTGGGATAGCCCATCGCGAACCGAGAACCGGGCGGCTATCCATGGGCAATCCGTAAATACGGCCCGTGGAGTGATCGATGTGACCGGCCAGAACCGACGTATCCACAAGAATCCTGGCCCCCGCCTCTTCGACGGCGCGCTGGCAGAAATACAAGTCCTCCGTGCCGCGCGAACGGCGCAAACTGCCGGCGTGGTCCGGTTCCTCGATAAGATTGATGGTCTTGAAAAGCGGGTTGTCGTCATCGTCCCATGCGATCCGCTCGAATAGCGACGTGCGAATCAGCGTTAAACCCATGTGAATTCCGGTGATTCCCTCGGAGAGGATGTCGCCAATGGACCACTCCCAGTACGGGCCTATCCCATTGCCTTTGTAAATCAGCGGATCACCACTTGATGACTTGGCACAATAGACGCCGCCAAAAATATCATATTCCGGCCATTCGCGAGCGCGACGATGCAATTTCGTGAACGCATCGTACGGCGCCACTACGTCATAATCGATGAAAAAGATGTACTCCGGACGCGGTTCGTGGGCCATCACAATCCGCACGACCTTGTTTCGCGCATCGGCAATTTCCATCCCGTCGGTATGGATGTCGATTGACGAGAAATTAGTCGGGATCTGTAAGCCGGAGCGTGCCCGATGCCACTGCGTTGTAATCATCGCCAGCCGTGTTCCGCCGCCGGGGGCTGGGACGTGCGGAACCGGCGTCGAAAAAGCACACCCATAATTAATAGCGTGAGACAGCATTGGAGACCTTTCCAAAATTCCGGGGAACCTCAACCTCAAGCGCAACTCTTGGCGACAACCTGGTAGGTGGCGCGAATTTCATCATTTGCGCCGCGGTTGACGGAATCCGTTCCCAAAACCGACCTGGCGACCATCCGCGTTGTCGCCGCATTGGTGGCGAACAGGCCGATTTCGTGAATTTCGTGCGCGCCGCCGGTACTGGCGAATGTCAAGTTATATTGCAGTGTAAGGCTTCCGGCGTCACTGCCCACCATGCTCGCTTGGCTCAGGTGAACGATCTGGGTGCTGTTCCCCAGCGTATCATCACTGTAGCCGGTCGCCACGGTGCCCGTGCCGATCGCCGCCGCCGATACCCAATCACTCGCTCCTCCGGCGTCCGAAACAAGCATTTCTATGAGCCGATTCAGCCCATAAGTCACCATTAAGTTTTCGGAATGGTCGATATGCTGTTTGATCACGCCGTCCGGACCGACGACATCAATCAGCACCCTGTTTTGTAGATTCAGGGGACTGTGGTTCCCCGGATTCTTCAACGGGACGCTCCCCTTCCGCGTCAGTCCCTTCAGTACGTTCATCTTTTGGCTCCTGTGTTACGACTTCGATCTTAACGTAGTCACAAAAGCCGCCTTCGCTGCTTGCAGGACGCATCGCATGTATCCTTTTTTCTTGATATTCTAATCACCGCCAAACGCAATAACACCCCTAAAATTTCTTCGGCCGCATTCGCTCCCGCAACTGCTCCTTCAATTCAACCTTTTCCTTCGTGGTCGGAGCCAATTCCGGGTTCTTCTCGCACTCAAACTCGACCTTCTCCACAAGGATGTCCTCCGCGACGCCGTCGGGACGCTTGCGGACGGCAATCTGTTCCGCCAGCAAATCTTCATTCCCCGCGTGCTTGACTGTCCCGTCGCACGTCCAATTGCGTTCTTTCATCAGTTTTTTGATTTCATCTCGCGTGCTGACCCACGCGCGCGGGTCACCGGGATACGCCGCAAGTCCCGACAGATACCGCTTGCCAACCGTACTCACCCCCGCCGCATTCGCTTTCTTGCGGTAAAACTCGCCGGACCGGTTGAATTTCTCGAATTGGTTTCCGTTGAAATGCCCGCGCATGAACGTAGCGTCCGAAACGAAATTCGCCGACTTGCGAAGCGCCAGCATCTCGGCCAAAGTGTGAGATACTCCGTTATCTCTCATGGATTCGTAAAATATCTGGACTTCATAGTTGCTGCTAATTATTGGACATTCCGTTCGCATCCGGCTACCCCGCGATTGAAAGTTGCGACTGCTGTTCATTCGGATCTTCCTGCAACTGTCCGGGAGGCGGCAATTGCGGGAACAAGAATTCATCGACGTCCATTTGATGCGCTTTCGCCCATCGCGTCAAGAAAGCATTTAGCTGCTGAGGCTGGCCGGTCGCTTGGTAGAAGCCGAACAGGTTGGGCATCATCGCTTGCGCCGCCATCTGCATGTTTTCCATCTCTGTCTGATGGTTTGGCTTTCGCACTGAACCCGCCTCGATGCGGTAATCGTATTCGCGCACGACGCGCTCGAGTGTCGCGTCGTCACCCGGCCGCCACGGCACGTAGACAAACCTGTCCCACAAGTCGGAAAGTATTCCATACTGGCCTTGCTCCGGGTCGTGAACTTCCCCGAATACGGGCGCCACGTCACGCCCCATCTGAAAGATTCTTGTCGCAAGGCCTTCCTTGCGCGCCACTTTTCCCGCCCAGTCCTCGACGCACTCGGCCATGTCGTTAATGCGAATCTGCACCAAATCCCCCTTCAGGGACGCCTCGGCGCTCGAGCGCATCTGCTTCGTTGTCATGCCGTAGAGGAGTTCGTTCAGCCCCGTCCGCCGCTCAAACATCCCCAGCAGGATGTTGAGCACTTCGACGATGTCGTGGTTCATTTGCGGATGCTGGATAAACTGCACCAACTCTTCGATTCTCTTGGCCTCCGAACGCTTGAACATCAGGGTATCGTAATCGTCCCCGGATTCGATCTTGGCGATGCTCTCATCGCACAATTCCTCCGCGATCACGAGCAAGTCACGGCTGTTGACCGCAACCTTGGACGTCAGGAACGAAAGAATCCAGTTAATCGCCTTGAGTTCTCCCAAGGCCGACTTCATGTGCGCCTGCGGCCAAGAAGTATCGGGAACCTCGTGGAAATCGAGCCACGTAACCGGCCATTCCCCATCCGCGTAAAATGGAATCGGCCAACGGACTTGATTCAGCACCGTCTCCAGATTTCCCGGAACCGTCAAATCCAAGTTCATCACATGCGGCGGAAGATTGAGCGGATAAGGCACTCCCGGCGCAACGACCAGGTAAGTGTAAAGTCCAAACTGATCCAGCGTCTTCGTGTATCGTTCTGGCACGCCCCGCAAATAATGCCCCAGCCCCATCTTCGAGTAAATCTTCCAGTAGACGATGAGGTCGTTTGTCTTGCCGACGGTTTTCTTCTTGTCTCCCAGCCTGTCGGCATCGACACTCGCCTTGCTTTCCGTGGAAGCGGTCGTCGCATGTTCCTTGAGCGCCCGAGGGCTAAGCCCGAATTCCCGTTCGACCTCCCATGTCGGATTTTCACAGCGAACGGCAATCCATTTCCACTCACCGGCCAGGCGCGTATCGGGATCCGTTACGAAATCGTCAACCGGCAGATAGAAGGAACCAACCATTGGGCGGTCGGAACCGGGAGGATAGTAAAGTTCCGTGTTGAGCAGCCCCCGCCCCTTGATCAGGGCTTCATTGATCCCCCGGCGGCTCTCCGTCCGCAACCCCAATTCATGCGGGGTGTAATTCAGCACGTATTCCTGAAGTTCCGAAACCGCCCTCTTCACTAACTGCATCTGGTTGTATTGCTGCATGATCTGCTGTGCGGCCGCCGGGCCTCCCGCCAGCGCGAATGCCAATTCCGGAAGCTTTTGAATGCGCGGCGCCACCATCCGATTCGGATTCGTGTGATACATGTACGGGCCGAACAGCTGGACCAACTCGGCGACTTTGTTCGTCGTCATCTTGAACGTCGTCTTGATGCTCCGCTCGCCCTCGGCGGAGAAGCCGTAGCCATGTTTTTTGCCGCCATACATGAAATCATGCGCGCCGTCGAAGAACCGCATGCATTCGTCGGCGGTATCCTGGAACTTTTCCCGCTTGTGCTTAATCCCTTCGCGGATTTTGCGAATCCACTGTTCGCAAATCTCCCACATCGGATGGCTGCGGTCGCTGCTGTTCATATCACGGCTCCGCGACGGCTTCTGGAAACATCTCCATCAATCTATTGATGAATTTGTCCCGAAAATGCAAATCCCAAACTCCGTTTCTCATGAGATCGGGATTCTCAAGCAGTCGCGGATCGTCTTTGTGCAGGACTGTCTTTCTCAGCGGAAAAATGTATTCGCTGTTTCGCGGAATCGTGGTTAGGGTGATATTGCCGTCGCCTGTCTCGTTCACGTTCGTCACGAACGCGGCCGTCGGCTTGGCGTCCAGATTCCCGTTCTCATAATACAGGACGGGATCGAGGACATAAACGCGCGGACAGCGCCACGGAGCCGCCTGCGGAACCACGGGAACCATGGGAACCACTTCTTCGCAAACCTCGCCGTCTGGAACTACGGCGGATCGCGGCGGATTCAGCTGCAGCTTGGGAAGCGTATTCTGCTTTTTAACGTTCATGCTATGCATCCATTGGTCCTAAGGAGATTGCCGCGTCCACTTTTTTCGCCTGTTTCATCCTTTTCAGCCGCAGGTATTTCCAGACGCTATCCGACGGCCTCTTGGGAGGCGGAGGACGCCACTGCGGATCATAGGAGGCTAGATATTCCAGGCAATCGACGCAATGATCACTGCCGGTTTTCCTTTTATCGGTGACGGTTCCGTCCCGTGCTCGCCTGTAAAACTGGTTCTTCAATTCCCAATCCAAGTGCGAACAATGATCGATGTGAATCCGTAAGGCCGCGCTTCCGGTGCTGGCGCGAATCTGCATCAGCCTGCGGACACTGCCTTCCCTGCCTTCCAGGTTCGTCCCGCCGCGAATAAAGCCATGTCCCGTCCGCGACG